TCATTAAAATTATTATTTTCCCAATAATCACGATTATTTAATGTATATGTTCCTAGTGGTATTCGATTATCTAAACTTGCAGAGATTTCAGTACTACCATCATAAAATTTTGGATTTTTATAAAGTAAGTCTCGACCTTGATGTGGTTGAAATACTTGTAATATAGGAGAAAGATTAGCATTACCATCAGTATATGGTCCTACTGATTGTGGAACTGTTATGTCATCAGCTTTCGTGAATGTAGCCATGATGTTTAATTACCACTTTGTTGTTGTTCTTGTTCTTGTTCTATTACGTCAACTTCCAAAGAATTTATATCAGTTTTATATCCACGAGCTCTTAATAAATCACTACGACTGATTACCTCTACTTTACATTTTGCTCCATAGTCTGTACTTGCTGCTAAATCACCACTTTCATGATCTCTATGATTTAACCAAAATTGTTTATCCTTATAATATTCACTATAATCAAATGAACCTTCTTCATTAACATCAGGATTATAAGTAGCACAAATAAAAAACCATTCGTTTAAATCATCAGTTGGTATTTGAGTATGCATTTGAAAATGTTCCAAGTTGGTGTGAGTATCATATAAAGGTTTTCCTCCTTCTAGATGAGTTTGGTATCTAGATGTGTTATTACCTACCGTACCAAAGTGACTATCGTATACTTTATTTTGATCAACTCTATCATCATAGACAACCAGCCTAACCATTCGTCTATATACACCTGCATCTTCTCGTGTAATAGTTTCTAATCTAAATCCATATGGACTTTCAGCTGACGTTGGGTTTCCAAAATTAAACAAAGTACCTCTACCAGTTTTTCCAACAAACCTAACCCACATCGTTATGGTAAAACCTTCCATTAAAAATGATGGGCCAACATTATTATTTACAGTAACTTCTTTTTGAAACTCAAGCTCGTCATTTGAATTTCTTAATATAATGGCTTGATTTGGTTTTCTTATTTTTAAGAATCCACTTGATTTATTTTCATACTCAGGTCGTTGATCTGGAATTACTTGAACGACATTATCAACATCACCTAAATAAGCATTAAGTCGATTTCGCATTGACTCAAGTGTTTTACCTTGATTGTTGGTATTGGCATGAGTGTTTAATCTTGTTATATAATCAGTAGATTTTACGGTACCCGTACTGACTCTACCTTGTCTGTCCAGTAAATCCTCTTGTGGCTGGATATACTCACCAACGCCATCTCCATCAACATCTTGTATTGGTGGTGCTTGACCAATTAAATCATTAAACTCATTAAAAAATTCATTGATTTGATCTTGTCTCGTGGTTTGAGTTGGAAGTAATTCAAATATATTGGTATCCAATACTTCACGAGCTTTTTCTGGATTTATTTTAGTGCCAGTTTTTGTCGTAGTTAATTGACTTAAATTTAATACGTTTCTAAAATATGATGTTATTGTTTCACCGATCTGGCCCTCATTGGTAATCTGAACTACCTCTTCTGCAATAGTCACGGTACGACTAAATTCACCATTAGTATATTTTATTTTATATTTGTTTATATACTCTGTATTATTAATAGACATTACCATCCTCAGTATTACTATCAATTATGGGTTCATCATCAGCTGCAATTGGAGTTCCAGATCGTATTGATTTATCTTTCTTACGCGAACGTGACTGAGTTTCATCTATCAAAAAAGTAAATTTTCCTGGTATATCATTAACATTAATTTCGTTTTCTAAAATATCTTCACATATCTTGTTAAAGAAAAAGCCGTTTACATCTTCTCTATTCTCTAATGTATTCCTATCTTTTTTATAAAATACTAATGGTTCACCTTCGGTTCTTCCTGTTTGTTTTTTTCCATCACGAATGGTTGTCTGTAAAGACAATACTTGTTCATCTGATAATGTATGCTCTTCAAACCAAAGTTTATAAAATAAATCACTTACAATTTCTCTAACTTCTTGGATATTTTCAGGTACTCTCCATTTTGTTGCGGTAAGTTCACCCTCTGTAGTTGAATATTCAATATTCTGATCTGTAGTATCTTGTTGACCTGCACCCATAATTATACCCTCAAAATAAATTCGAAATCGTCATCGTATATTATTTTTTGTCCATCATTATGATTAACTTTAATCATTATTTTATACGCACGATTCGGTTCAAAACCATTTAAGTCTTGTGTAAAATATGGAGACACGGTATCACAACTCATTGTCGTATAGGCACTAAATGGCACCATAGACTCATTGGTTGCCATATCGATAATTGAATAAGATGCAGAACCTTCTGAGAAATAACTACCACTTACTGTTTGTACGGATGTACTGAAACTCTTATCTATATATCTTTTTCTAGCACCAAACCTAAACTTTACCTTTTCTGTTTCTTTATATGCTTCTCGTAAGTGTATAGGGTATAGGTAGTTCTCACTATTGCCTGAAAGGTCTAATGCCGTTAAACTACCCGTGTTAGAACCTGTTGCTGGTAGATGGTCATCCCACTTTAATTCAATCTTCGGTGAATATATTGTATTGGTTTGTCTTGAAAAGAATTTTAAATCTTCAAAACTACCAGTCGATGTTTCTCTACTACCAGAAAATCTTAACATCAACCCATAATTATTATTCTCCCCACTAAACCATTTTTTAGCAATAGAAGTTATGTTTATATTTAAATCAGGAGATTCGGCTGAAAAGGATTGAGTTACTTCATCGGCTTCTATATAACTACCTTTAGAAATACCACTTCCCTCAATAAAAGAACTTGTATAAGTTGTCGTTATACTCGCGGATATACTTGATGAGTATGCATTCCATTTTACTTCAGCACCACCCGCTGGATATTTTCTATTTTTCCAACTAACTCCATCTGTGGTTTTTGGAACATCACCTTCTTTACCAACACCCTCATCCCACGATTGACTTAATGGATAAGCAGCAATCGTATAGGTTTCACTTAATCCACTTGTTCCTTTGGTTTCCCAAAGTCTTAAATTAGTTTTATAATCAGTAGTGGTAGATAAAACCGATGAACTAATATAATTTTCTATTTCATCTGCATCAAACTGAACCAATACTCTTGTATTATAACTAAAGTCTTTATTGTTAAATACTTTCTTTAATTCAAGTATCTCATCTTGACCAGTATTCTTATCCTTGTAATCTTCTCCAGTAATTGAATTAGAACCACTATTAATAAAAGCATCTTTAGTTGTAAAAAAATATCTATGCATTATATTACCTTCCCATATATATCTTGATTAGGATTTCTCAATTCAAATACAGCTGGAGTTAATGATGGTCTTATAATTCCATTTTCAAGTGAGTTATCAAATTCATATTGAAATCCATAACCACTTTCACCATTACTTATAGTATCACCATCTGCTTGATAATAAGCCATATGTCTATCATTACCTTCTCCTGATTGAAAAAGTTTTAATTCTTTAATCCCAATCACACCCTCTAATCCTAATATATGGTATTGTAAATCATTCATATTGATTGATTGTCTGAATTGCATTCTCTCTACTTTAAAGAAATCCCTTATGGTATTGATGACTTCTATTTTTACATCAGTTAGATTAACTCTTCTATCAGCATTTACTTCAAACTTAACTCCAAAGTTTATTAAGTAGCCAGAAAATAAACTATTATTTAAATCAAAACCAAAATCCAATTGGTCATTTATCATTCTATATTGATTTAAATAAGTCATTATGTTTCTCATCACCAATTCAGGAGTTTGAACTAATTGTTTATTTTGATTATAAGATAATGTACTTACAAATAATCCACCCGTGGGTTCATCAATTCTCTCCACATAACACTTGGCAATATTACCAAACTTTGCTGGAAGATTTAATATTCTGGCTTGATAATCTTGACGAGTAACACATCTGTTCTGTGCAGAAAAATATGCCTTAGCGTTGTGTCGAATTTCTTCAACGGTTTGTCCATCAGTTCCACCAGTTGCAGGTTCATCATTCGTTACGGTTATTCCCGTAGTTCCATCAGCTATAGTGGTCAATTCACCAACTTGTGCATTTGAGTCAGGTCCACCACCTACTCTATACTTGACGGTTAAAATAGTATTTGTTGGAGTCTCTCCCATATTTAAACTATTAGTTCCAAGTAAATCATTTACATTAGAATTAATTGAACTAAATGACTGTCCGTTTAATGTCAATCCACTTTGCTCTACCGTGGTGAATATACTTGAATTAGTAGAACCCGTTATATTGTATTTATACAATCCATTACCAAACATTAATTTAGTTGAATTAGTATCTACGTCAAAATTAGTTACGAACTTTTTATTCGTATTGATATAATCCAATGTATAGGGAATTGGTATTAATGAATTACCTGTAATACCTTCCCCTTGATCATAACCAGTTCCTCTGGTTGAATCAGCATCCGTATAATATGTTTCTTTTAAAATTCTTTCCTGCGAAAGATAATCAACCTCGTACCATTTTTCTCCCGATGAATCCGTGCAATTTAATATTTCAATTACATTATCTTCACCTAAATCTAATTCTAAAAATTTAGTAGGACTCGTAATGGTAAATGATTTTGTTTTGGTTTCAGCTGATATTGCCTGTACATATCTGGTTAATGTATAACCTGTCGTCTCTCCATTCGTATCTAAATGTGGGGCACTAATGGGTGGTTCATCAAGTGTAGAACCCGATATACTAAAGTCAATAACACCCGTAGTTTCAAACAATAATGTACTATCTATATTGGATTGAATTTGTAATCCACTTGTAAATTGAGTTACATTAGCATGACCATAATCTGGACCTCTAGTCGCCGTACCGTCATGACCAATGTCAGTTGTTACTTTTAACTTAACAGTAGATGGAGTTTTGTTTGGAGTTTTGTATCCAAGAAATTCAGCCAATCGTCTTACATTTCTCTTTTCAGTTGCCGTTGATAATACATTTTCCTTATAATTGTAATCAACATAATAACTTAATACATCACCCACGTAACTACTTAATTCAATTAACATCATACCTGGTGATGTTTCATTAAAGTCTTTATAAGTATCTGGAAAATAAGACTTTGTGTATTCGATTAAATCAGCTTTAATCGTAGAAAAATCCTTACTCGTGTAATTGATATTCGTTGGTTTAAATTTTTGTTTATCTGAATATGCCATATTTGTTATCCCCCAACACCACCGAGTGTCACATTAACACTTTCTAATGAAGCTGATGCTCTTTTGATACTGAATGTTATGTTTATATTTACTTGGTTGTTATCGGTATTGATTTGTATATCTCGTAAATCTACAAATGGCAACCACCTTTCAAAT